TATGGTGTAAATAATGCTGTTAGTGAAAGTGTTAGTGATGCCTTTATAGTTACAAGTAATAAAACAATATCCAGTGTTAGCCAATCAGTTATCTTACAACCTAGCTTAGATGTTAGTGAGTATGAAAGTGGTAGAGTAGTAGTTGGTAATCTAAGAAGACAAGGTGAACAATTTGAAAACTATAAAATATTAGAAGGTGGACCTGGTGAATCATATGATTTAGCTAATGGTGAAAGTGGTTATTTCCATTATCATTTAACTTATACCTCAAGTGTTAATGGTGATACAGACATATACTTACCATCAGCATCATTAGATGAGAATGCAGATATTCAATTTAGATTTACCACTGATTCAACATTAGATGGGTCTAAAAGAATGGTAATCAATACAATTGATGGTGAATTTATTGATGGTCAAGACTCAGAGGCACTAACAACAGAATATGATGGTTTAACAGTCCAGAACATTGAAGGTGAATGGATAGTAATTCAAAGAAAGAAATAATACTATGGCACAAGTAACAAATAGAATAGTCAATCAAGTAGTTACTGATACTGGTAACTCAGAACAGCAGATTGAAAAACTGGAGAACTCCATCTCCACCCTTGATGGTGCAATTAATTTAGTAGGTGGTACAGTAGAATTTTTAGCTGGTGCTCTAGTACTAACAGGAGCTGCTAGTGAGGAAACAGCAGCACAATTTGAATCAGTAGCATTAGGTGCTATTGCTGTAGCTGATGGTGCTAACAGAGCATTACAAGGATATAAAATCCTAAAAACAGAGACTAAAATTATTGATAAAATTCAAAAAGCCTTCAATAAAACTCTATTAGCTAACCCTTATGCTCAAGTTGCTATTGCAGTAGGGGTATTAGTAGGAGCTTACATTGCTTATAGAAATGCTACAAGTGATGCTGCTGTTGAACAAAAAAGACTAAATGAATTACAAAATGCTGCCAATGAACAAATTGCTAATCAGGGTAATAAATTAAGAGTATTACAATCTATTGTAAATGATACTACATTAGATGAAGAAAAAAGAAATGGTGCTTTAAGAGAATTACAGGAATTATTACCTGAACTTGAAGGGGTAGAATTAGATAGAGCAGGTGCAATTGAACAAATTAATACTGCTATTGAGAGAGAAGTTCAGTTAATTGGTCAAAGAGCTAAAGTAGCTGCTGCTGAGGAAAAATTAGTAGAAGTAGAAACAAGAAGACTTAATGCCTTAGAAAAAATAGCTGCAATAGAAAGAGGTGAAGTTGGTGGTAATGTAGCTGATAAATTAAGATTACAACAATTAGTTTTAGAAGAAGTAAATGAAGATATAGAATTCTATACAGAATATTTAAAAGAAAACTATGTACCAGCTGTTGAAGATGCTGCTGATGCTACAGGTAATCAAACTGGGAAACAAGAAGAACTCAATAGAGAATTAGAAAAAACTATAGCATTATCTGCTAAAGTAGCCCCAGCTTTTGAGGCTCAAGGAGCACAATTAAAAAGTTTAGATGTACTCACAGAGGATTTTAATGAAACATTTGCTGAAAGAGCTAGAAGATTTATTGCTATATTAAATCAATATGTTGATGAACAACAAGAATTCTTTGAAGGTAACACAGCACAAGCAATTGAAGCTTCATTAGCAACTGCTTCACAATTACTTAGAGTTACAAGTGAAAATATAGATGATAGTACTAAGGAAGGATTTGAAAAATCTAAACAATTTAAAATAGCAGAAACTAGAATAGCAAGTTTTGAGGCTGCTTTCCAAGCATATAAAAGTGTAGTTGGTGTACCTATTGTAGGACAAATTTTAGCACCATTGGCTGCAGCAGCAGCATTAGCAACTGGTCAAAATGCAATTAACAATATTAAAGCAAGTACTTTTGAAAGCACAGGTAATCCTTCATTTGATGCTTCTACTCCATCAGTAGGTGGAGTTGGTGGAACAGCAGGTGGAACAGGAGTTCCTCAAATACCTGGGTTTGGTACAAGTGGAGTTACTACATTAAATGCTGTTGTATTAGCAGGTGATGTGACATCAGCACAAGCACAAGATGCAGCAATTAGGAATAGAAGAAGATTTGGTAGAGGAGGATAACATATTTATTGATTATGAAAATAGTAAAATTAGACATAAACCCAGAAGTAGATTTAGCAGGTGTAGATGCAGTTGCATTAGTAGAACAACCAGCAATTGAGGAGGATTTCTTATACTTTAAGAAACATGAGGAAGATGAGTATGCTGAAACATACACTGACTATCCACAAGGAGCAGTTGATGCAGCTAAAATGGGTATCAAGAGAAATGAAGCATTAGGTAACAAGTGTGGTACACAAGTAGGTAAAGTAAGAGCACAACAATTAGCTCAAAGAAAACCTATTAGTTTAGATACTGTTAGGAGAATGAGAGCATTCCTCATTAGACAAAAAGGTAATTATGAACTAGCCATTGAAAGGAAAAATTACAATGCTTGTGGTTACATCTCTTATTTACTATGGGGAGGTCCTGAAGCATTACCTTGGGCTGAAAAAATATTAAGACAAGCAGAAGGTGAAGAATTTGCAGAAGTTGGACCAAGAGGAGGTATTAGAAAATCACCTAAAGCTCCTAAATCTAAAACAAAAAATCCAACCCCAAAGGGGAAAGGTACTGCTAGAGGTAGTGCTGGAACAACTAGAGGAGCTAAAGTTGATAAACAAACAGAAGCATCACTAAAGAAAAAAAGTGATGAATTCAATGAAAAGTATAAGGAAAAACTAGGTTATGGTGCTAATGTAGGTGCACTAAAATCAGTTTACCAAAGAGGACTAGGTGCTTACAATACTTCTAGATCACCAGAGGTTGCCTCTAGAGGAGGAGCTAAACAATGGGCAATGGCTAGAGTAAATGCTTTCTTATATCTACTAAAAAATGGTAGACCACAAAATAAAAAGTACACTACTGATTATGATTTATTACCAGCTGGTCATCCTAAGAAAGATAAGTTCAATGCTATTTTACATGGTATAATCACAGAACAAATCATAAGCATGGAGATGGCTGCAGTTGGAGAGGTAGATGGTATAACAGTGTATTCTACCAAAGAAGAGGCCATAGCTGCTGCTGAGGCTGCTGGCTGTAGTGGTTACCACACACATGAATTAGAAGGTAAAACAGTATACATGCCTTGTGAAAAACATAGTGAATCACAAGATAAACTACTTAGAGAAGGATTTGCAGCATTAGATGAGCAACAAATTGTAATTGGTCCACTAATGAAACCAAATATGCTCATTCCTAGAATGGATGAGAATGGTGACAAATACTATGTTTATTTTACTGAAGATACTATTAGAAAAATTGCCTATAAAATGGTAAAAGACAAACTAATAGATAGAGTAAATATTGAGCATGACAACATGGATGAAGTAGATGCTTATTTAGTTGAAAGCTGGATTATAGAAGGTAAGTATGATAAGTCTAAAAACTATGGATTCAACCTACCAGTAGGAACTTGGATGGGTATGTACAAAATTGAGGATAAAAAGATTTGGGATGAATACATTAAGACAGGTAAAGTAAAAGGTTATTCTGTTGAAGGTATGTTTCAAAAGTTTACTCAACAAAGATGTTTAACAGGCAACCCATGTGCTTGTGGTTTATCAGCTACAGGTATGTGTGATGGGAGTCATAATAAAAAATAATATGCCCTTACCAGAAAAAAAACCATATGAAAGGTTAGATCAATACCTTCAAAGATGTATACCAACTGAGTTGGATGCAGGTAAATCTAGAGCTCAGGCTGCAGCAATCTGTACAGCAAATTTTAAGGATAGCTAGTATTATTTGGGCTATCTTCTTTATATTTATAGTTTGGTGAGGCCACAGGGGTTTCACCATTCAAACTATTTTATAACCTTACATTCAAATTATGACTTCAAATGAATTAAAGGCTCTTGTAAAAGAGTATTTCAACCTAGTAGAAGCTGAAGTAACAACTGAAGAAGTAGTTACAGAAGAATTCACTGCTGAAGAAGAAGTTACTGAAGAAATTGTAGAGGAAGTAGTAGAAGAGTTTGGTGAAATCTCTGATATCAATAAAGCTTTTGTGGTTAAATTTCCAGGTGATAAACTTGAAGTAGGTGATGATGTAACAATTGTTACTACTGAAGGCCAGGAAATGCCTGCCCCAGATGGCACTCATGAATTAGCAGATGGAACTAAAATTGTTACTAAAGACTCTAAAGTAACTGAAGTAATGGGCACTGAAGAAGTGGAAGCTGCTGAGGAAGAAGAAAAAGAAGAGATGGAGGAAGTAACAGTAGAAGTAGAACCAGAATCAACTCTTGAAGAAGTTGTTGTTGAGATTGCTGAGGCAGTTAAGGCACAAATGGCTTCAATGGAAGAAAAAGTAGCAGTACTTGAAGAAAAAGTAGCTATGATGGAAGAAGCTCCTGCTGTGGAACCAACAGTCACTTCAACAGGCAAAGAAGTTAAATTTTCAAAATTTGACAGTTCTAAAGCATCAAATTCCAAAGAAATGGATATGATGTTAAGAATGATTAAAAACAAAAAGTAAATTAAAGAATTATGGCTTTAGATGTATCAGCTCTATCAGACTTTAACAATGAGGTAGCTGGAGAGCTTTTAGTAAAATCAGTATATGGTGGCTCTACTATGGAGTACATTACTGTAAAAGAAGGTGTTAAGCACCAAGAACCAATTAACCTTATGGAGGTTGATTTACAGATCCAATCAGGTACTTGTGTATCAAATGCTTCTGGATCTTTAACATTCACACAAAGAAACATCACTGTATGTCCTAGAACATCATTTGATGGTATTTGTTTAAAAGATATGGACAAAAAATACTTAGGTATTGCTGACTTAGAGGCAGGTTCATACAATGAGACTTTTGCATTAGCTTCAAACTATGCAGAATTATTAACAACTAACTTCCAGAAGAAAAATGATCAATTCCTATGGGCAGGTGACCAAGCAGGTTGTGATGCAGGATATGGTCTTATTTCTATTATCTCTGGTTCTACAACTGGTGTAGTAGCAACAGGTTCAGCTGATGCTTCACTTGACAACATGGACTTAATGTTAGAAAACTTATCTGATGATGTAGCAGATAGAGATGACATTACATTCTTCATGTCAGTTGGTAAGTTCAGATCATTTATTTCTGCACTTAGATCAGCTAACAACTACTACTTTGACCCAGCATCTATCTCTAACAGAGGTGGTATCTTAGAAATTGCTTACCCATTCTCACCAGGTGTGAAAGTTGTAGGTACAGTAGGTCTAAATGGTTCAGACAGAATTGTTGTAGGTCCAGCTAAGCAAATTGTTGCAGGTACTGACTTAATGAGTGACTTTAGTGAATTCCAAATGTGGTATGACATTAACAGTGACCAACTTAAGCACAGAATCTCAACTAAATTAGGTGTAAACATTGCATACCCTGAGTTCTGGGTATCTAATGACCAAGCCTAAGGAATAAATTAATCCAGTAAAGGGGGAGCTTGTCTCCCCCAATACTACAAAAACCAGATAATTATGGCATGTGATATAACTTCAGGATTTGAATTAGGTTGTAGAGACAACTCAGGTGGTCTTAAGAACCTTTACATTCTATCTGGTTCTATTGACACAATCACTGATGCAAGTGAAGGATTAATTCAGTCAATTAGTGGTTCAGGTGAGCTATTCCAATTTGAATTATTCAGACAAACTTCTGATTTTACAGAAACTATTAATGCAACTCCAGAAAATGGAACTGTATTCTATGATCAGGTAGTTAATGCTGTATTCTTTAAATTACAATCAGCTACTAGAAACCAAGTTAAAGTGTTAGCTCAAAACCCAGATTTAAAAATCATTATTGAAACAAATAATGGTGCTGCAGATAATGTAGGTAGATACTGGCTATTAGGTGAAGAAAATGGTATGCAACTTCTGTCAGGTACAGGAGCTACAGGTACTGCTTTTGGAGATCTTAATGGATACACTTTATCCTTCACTGGTCAAGAACCAGTACCAGCTTCTGAGTTAGATGGTGACTTAGAAACAGTTGTTGAAGGGATTACTGTACCAGCAGGATCCTAATACATAAATTAATGGAGATAGGGTTGTGTCTATGGCATAACCCTTTCTCTATATTTACAAAAAAATATGCTACAGTTTAACAAGTCCCTTGCTACCAACACAAATGCTGTGTATCTTGACACAGTTAACACTGGCTCAGGTTATTATGATGAGTTAAGAATTGCTTATTCTCAGTCATATGATCAATCAAGTGGGACATTTGCAGTAACAGCAACCTCAACACCTACTGCTTATAACAATTGGTTAGTATTTACAAACCTACCTATTGTACTACCTGATAATTCAGGGCAATATGATGTTGAACTATGGACTTCAACAGCTACTCAATTAACTTGGGGGGAAACAAGTAATACTTGGCAATCTTTAAGTGATATTTGGAGTGATGTAGCAGGTGGAGAAGGACTTGAAAGTTTATTATACTCAGATAGAGCATTTATTTCAAGTAGTAATGAGGTTGACATAACAACATATGTATCTTCAAATGAGGATGCAGCATATACAACATACAATGGATAAATTAAAATTTTCATCAATTAGAAAGGAGTTTTCTCAGAGAGTAAACATTACAGAGAAGAAAACAGACCACTATGTTAAGTTTGGACAATACAATGATTTTCCAAATGAATTAATTTCATTATACAACAATTCATCTACTCACAATACTTGTGTAAATGCTGTTGTTGATGCTATTAAAGGTGAGGGATTAGTTGCAGAACCAGGTTTTGTTATTGAACAAGCAAATACTGATGGTGAAACATGGAATTCCATCTATGCTAAACTAGCACAAGATTATAAACTATATGGAGGTTTTGCTCTAGAAGTTATCTGGAATAAAGCCAGAACTAGACCAGTAGAATTCTACCATATAGACTTTAGCTATTTAAGAGCTAAGGAAAAAAATTACAGAGGTAAAGTACCTGGATACTATATTTCTGACTCATGGGCTGATTACAAGTACACTCAAAAAATAGAAGATTTACCATATCTTCCTTGTTACAACCCAGCTACAGCAAAGGCAGAACCAAAACAATTATTTGTGTTCCAACCTTATGCTCCAGGACAAAAATATTACCCACTACCTGATTATGTGGGTGCTCTTAGAGTTATTGACTTAGATACTGAGGTAGATAACTTCCATATAAATAATATTAAAAATGGTCTAGCACCATCAATTGCAATCACTACATTTACAAATGCAGATGAAGATGAAAGACAAGCAATTGAGGCAATGCTTCAAGACCAATATGCAGGATCAGATAATGCAGGCTCATTAATGTATATTGATGTAGATTCTCCTGAAAATGCTCCTGTAATTACTCCAATCCCACAAAATGGGGCTGATGACTACTACTACAATGTAAATGAGATGGTAGTACAAAAAATTCTAACTGCTCACAGAATTACTTCACCAATGATTTTAGGTATTAAAACATCAGGTCAACTAGGTGGTAGAGATGAGGTAATAGATGCATATTTACTGTTTGTTAATACAGTAATTAGACCTTATCAGCAAGATATATTAAGTGTAATTGAACTGTTATTATCTGCAAAATACCCAGAGACAGACATTACAGTTGGTGTACAACAACTTAAACTATTCTCTGATGGTGAAGAACAAGTAGATGTAGTAACTTCTGTAGATGCAGATACAGGAGATGATAGCCAATTAGAAGCTGAAATTGAGAAAGCTGATGAGGAAGCTAAAGGTGGACAAGAAAATGAATCAATCACAGAATTACCATTAGCATGACAAATACATTAATTATTTCAGAAGCAAAGCTTAGACAATTCACTGATATTAATGATGCAGTGGATTCAGCTTTAATCAAAAACAATGTTAGAGTAGCTCAGGATATTCACTTACAAAGAATTATAGGTACTAAACTATATGATAAAATTCAAAGTGACATTGATGCTGACACACTTACTGGTGATTATCTCACATTAGTAAATGATTATATTGCAGACTTCCTTATTTATGCAGCCTACTATGAGACACTAGAGTCCATTTATTTAAGGCCAAGAAATAATGGTTTACTACAGCCAACAGGTGGAGAAAACTCTATTGAGGTAGATAGAAGTATCTATGATATGAAGAGACAATCAGTACTAAATAAAATGGAGTACTATGCTGATAGATTATCTTCTTACATTAGTGATGAGGAAAACTTATTCCCAGAACTAAACACAAATAATAAATTGTATGAGCAAGACCCAGACTATGCTTCACAGTATAGATCACCAATTGTATTTGGTTACAAAGCAAAAAGAGGAGCTCATTACAGACAAGCAAAAGAAGCAGGATTAAGAATTACAGATTCAAGATATAAACAATTCCCTTGGGGATCAGATATTAAATAATTATGGGTAGGAATTTAACAAATTTACCAATTTCAGCATCCTTTCAGTACCTTATGCAGGTATCTGGAAGTGAAAATGATATTAATGATGGTTTAGGAAATGATATTGATTCATTAAATGTATCAGCATCATATGCTACAAGTGCTTCATTTGCAACAACAGCATCTTTTGCATTAAATGTAGTCCCTATTAATACAGGGAGTTTTTATACTTCATCTAGTGTAAGTGATGCAACTATCACATTCACACAAGGTGATGGCACAACTGAAGATGTAACAGTAGATAATGTAGCAAATGCTGTATCAGCATCTTTTGCAACAACTGCTTCATATGCAGAAAATGCAGTAACACCTAACCTACAACAAGTAACTGATGAAGGTAACTCTACTACAAACTCACTTCAAACAAGTAATGGAGGATATACTGCTACATTAACAGGTACAAGTTTATCTTCTAATAGAGCAGGTGGTCAATATACTATTACAGGTACAACTACTACTAGTGGTGGTTTAATACTTAGAGGTAATAGTGCTTCTACTGACCCTAGAATTTTTATAGATGGAGGTACAGATAGTATTTACTTATCAGGTTCTGTAGAATCACAAGATGGAATTACAGCACCTTCATTTACAGGTAGTATAACAGGTACAAATGCTAATTTTACAGAACTTACAGCATCATCTGCTTTCATTACAAGTGCTTCTATTGGTTACTTAGAAACAATTACAGGTTCAGCAAAAATCATTGGTGATGCCTTCATTATATTAAATAATGATACACCAACAGAAAGATATGCTGGTGTAGTTGTACAAGATTCAGGTTCAACAAATAATACAGCTTCATTACTATTTGATGGTCAAACAAATGATTGGTTCTACCAATATACAGATGATGGTGGTGCTACAGATGAGTTTGGTGTTGTTATGTTTGGACCAGGTTATAATACTCAAGGTGCCCATGTATATCCATCAAATAATACAATCTTAAAAGGAACAGGTGACCACCATATTGTTGATTCATCAATCACAGATGATGGAACATTAGTTTCAATAGATTCAAATGTAAGTGCTTCAGGATATGTAAGTGCTTCTGAATTCATTGGTGATGGTTCAGGATTAACAAACTTACCAGCTACATCTCCATTCCCATATGATGGAACAACAGTTCCTGCTGTAATGACAGGTTCTGTTATTATGGGTGTTGCTGGAAATGTTGGTAATGCTTCCAACTTTACTTTAACATCAGGTGGTAAAAATGGTGCTAACTCAGCTACAGGAGAAAATGCTGTCTCTATTGGTGGACAACTTCATACTAACTCTGGTGGACATAGTTTCATTGGTGGTGGTAGAAATAATGATGTTAATGGTGCTAACAGAGCTGTTATTATGGCAGGTAATGATAATACATTAACAGGTGGTAATGATGATGGTTATGCTATCTACAATGGTTCAGGAAACCAAATTAACTCTAATGGTGGTAGAAATACTACTATTATAGGTGGTTATATAAACACTATTAGAAACTTCTGGGGTGTAGCTAATGATTTAGCAAATGGCTATCCAAGGGAGATGTATGGTTTAATTGCTGGTGGTAGAAGTAACCAAGTAGGGACTGCTTCAGGTAATGTTGGTGCCAATGGTTTCCCTATTATCATTGGTGGACTTAGCAATAAAATTGGTGAAACTACTGTAAACAATACAAAATTCACTAAATACAATACAATCTTAAACTCATCAGGTTCTGCTACTGATAGTGGTAGTTTCCAAAACATTTATGGTGGACAAGGACATTATGTAAGTGGTAGTGATAATGTAACTATTATTGGTGGTAGTGATATCATAGTAGATAGTACAGATGGTGTTATTTCATTAGGTAGAACAAGTGAGACACTAAGTACAGCTGATACTACTTATGTTAAGAGTTTAGATGTAAAAGGTAGAGCTTCATCAAATGTAGAAACATTAACTATTACCTCAAATACAGCCTCAATGGATTGTTCACTTGGTAATATGTTCAGTTTAACTATTAACCAACAAACAGATGTACACTTAGATGCTACAAATGTTACAGCAGGTCAAACAATTAACTTAGCTGTAAGACATGATGCAACAAATAGTGGTTCATTAAGTTTTAGTGGTGACTTTATATTTGCAGATGGTACTGCTCCAACAATTACAAATGCAGCCTCAAGTAAAGATTTATTATCATTTGTAAGCTTTGATTCTACAGACTTATATGGAACAAGCTTATTAAACTTTAGCTAATATGCCAATAATTTACCCTACAGCATTTTATGCTGCTGCAGGAGGTAACCCTGTAGATGATTTTATTTTTGGATTAGATTTTGGAGCAGGTATGGGTACCTACTCAGGAACAGGAAATGAGTTTTTTGACATCTCAACATATGAAATGTCAGGCTCATTTGTTGATGCAAATGAATTCTCTTATGAAAATGACAGATATCTAGTTTTTAATGCTAATACTGATAGTAATCTAAGATTTGGTGATGGGGTAAATGGTAATGCTCAGTTAGGTTATACTACAGATTGGAGTTTCTTTATTTATTGGGAACCACAAGAGAATACTAATACTTATCTATTTGATAAATCTCATTCCCAGTTAGATAGAAATTCTTTAGTATATGGTTACAATAGTGAGGCAGCAAGACCTTGGAATAGTGGTTATAGAAATATGACAGAACAAACTCAAACAGTAGGTACATTAGGTAGTTTAGCATTTACTAAATCAAGTGCTGCTTCAAATAATTATAAAGCTTATGTTAATGGTACAAATACTACTACAGTTAGTAGTACCTTTAATGTAAGTGCAGAAAGTAGAGGTGTTAGATTTAATATGCAAGCACCTACACAATGGCATTTATACAATTGGTACATTTATGATAGAGCATTAACTGCTGCTGAAGTATCACAGATTCACACTTATGTCACAAGTTACTAAAATGGATACAAGTACAAAAGATACATTAGCTAATCTAACAACATTAGGTGGGCTAGGAATGACAATGGCTGATATAACAAGTGTAATGACACTATGTGTATTATGCACTGCACTAATACTTAATATTCAAAGGATCTATCAGTGGTTTATTGATAGAAAAAAATAATCCCACAACTTACTTAAACATGGTATAACTTTTTATTATTATAGGGATTAAGAAAGGGGAGCATTGCTCCCCTCTCTAGCCTAACTAAACAAACAAATAAGAATAATAAAATATTATTATGAGTCAGAACCTTGATTAAGTTTTTTCTCTACTATAGTGGCAGTTTCATAGGTACCATATTGAGCATATTCTGTAAATGCCATTGCTACACCTATTACTTCTGTTAACTTTGTAATGTCATTATTTGCAGAGTATTCTACTGCTGCTTTTAGCATTGATTGTCTTACAATGCTTTCATGTGTGTTGTTGTTGTTCTTGTAGCTCATATCTCTTTATTTGGTGGTAATATACAAACCCTCTTTACAACCTCCAAGTTAAACATTCAGTCTCTTGAGGAATAGTGTAAAATCTTTTACCATCATTCCATTCTCCACTAATCTTCCATGTTGGAAAATCTGTGTTTAAACACACTAAAGAATAAAACTCAACACAATCCATGTCTGCAGTATGGACTGCAATATAAAACATGTATTCATGTGAATTAACATAGGTATTGAACCACTGGGTGTATGCAGGTATTAAATCCTCCCTAAGATTATGGGTGGATTTAAATTCAACAAATGCTTTCTTGGTAGGTAGGTAATAGTCTGGAGTATGTCTTTTAATATAGTCAGGTTCCCATTGTTGATTTACTTTTTCTCTTTTAAATGGGATGTTTTGTTTTGTGAGGTATTCTTCAAATCTAGCCTCAGCTTGTTTGCCTAATGCAAATCTGTCTTTAAAATGTAGGTTGCCTATCATGGGTATCTCTCTTATGTTACACCCATAAATATTATAACTAGGGGCCTCCAGGCCATTTTCACTAATTAAAACATGCAGTTACTAGTTATAAACAGCATTTTACTAAGTTTTATACTTGAACTTGGCATTTTGAGGGATTGTTTATATACTTATACATGTATAGGAAGCAGATATGAAAATATCTCCTATAATACTTCAACAGTATAGCTGGATGGGGAACAAACTTAAGTGTTGGCTGACCTATGGGAGTAGTCCATTTAATAAATTAAGCCTGAAGTTTTGTCAAAGTCTGTTTCTTCAGGATATGGGGGGGTAAAAAACCAGTACTTGAAACCAATAAAAATAAGATGGATAGAGAAATAAAGAGAAGGTTGGATGAGTGGGTGACAAGAATGTACCCATGGTTACAAGATCAAATCTCCACCAACATAGCAAATGGTATGATGAGTGAGTATAGTGATGATTTGTTACACACCATTGTCATGGACCTATATAAACTTAAAGATCACAAACTCCAGCAAATGCTGGATGATGATAAGTTAGGTAACTATGTTTTGAGGGGTGCTGCTATCCAGCTCAAAAGTGGTAACTCACCTTTCTACAGACAATGGAGGAAGTTTAAGATGTCAGTGAGATCAGGAGTAATGGATGATTATAATCCCTCTTATCACCCAGCAAACAACATAGATAAGGAAGAGGACCTTATGAATTGTTTTGAAAGGGCACAGAAGGAACTTGACTGGTACCTCCAGGCTATTTGGAATAAGAAGTTTAAGGAAGGTTGGACATTAGAAGAAATATACAAACACTATAATATTGGTAAGATTCACCTAATAAAGGACTTGAATACTGCCATTGAACAAATCAGGGAAACCTGTAAAAATGCTAAATAATATGGAAAAAATGTGGATTATTTATTTTACACTGGGAGCAGTGTCAATGATGGTAGGAATGATATTCTACCCCTACATCCAGCAATTTAAATCATGGTGCTGGAGAATAACTAGAAATAGGAATGTAGTTACTGTCAATATCAATAGTATTGAAAAGAGACTAACTGAACTAGAAGGTCAGATGGATAATGTAGCTAAAAACAGTTACAGAAGAGAAACAAATAGAAAAAATAACATTAGAAGAGAGGTAAGAGATTACCTTAAAGAATTACAAAAATAATAATTATGGAACTAGTACAATTCATTGGAGTAATAGCTATAGTATTACTATTCACAAAACATTTTCAACCAATCCAGCCTATGAAGGATAAACTGGTAACTTGGTTAATTGATAAGATTGTTAGAGTAGGTGTTAAATGGAAACCATTCCTACACTTAACTCAGCTTGTAAAACTACTAACATGCCCTAAATGTCTATCATTTTGGACTTTATTGGTTTTAACACACAGTATCTTTATTGCTGCTACAGGTGCTATAGTAGCAGAGGTAGTTAATAATATCATGGTAAAAACACAAGATAATGGCAATTACTAAGGAGACAGCAACATGGCTAGTTGAGGAATACAACCCAATTAGAGGATTAAGAATTGATTCTAAAACAATCCCAATGCATGTGAATGCACTTAATGTAATTTTAGATCAGGAAAGAACAGTACCTAAATGTGCTACTTGTGAATGGAGAAGTATTGCTGCTATTGCTAATTCAGTATACCAACAGCATGAGGATGAAATCATGAAAGCATATAATAGCAAACCTAAAGGTAGAAAGAAAAAATCATAATATGCCATTTAAAAAAGGACATAGTGGATATAAAGGCTACAGAAAAAAAACAGGACCTAATATTAATGAAGGTAAAAAACCAGGTAATGCATCCTTAAATACCTACTACCAATATAAAAATAGGTGGACAACTACAGGAAAAAACCTAAATTACCTTGATCCTGAGCTAGTAGATTATTATATTATGAATGACCTGGATTTAGGAGAATTATTAGATAGAGAGAATGAACATGGAAACAGAAAATACAATGGAACAAAGTAAGGTGTGTACTAGGTGTGGTATTGACCACCCTTTAAGTCACTATCATTATGCAAACAAGAAAAAAGGACAATTAAAATCAGTCTGTAAGGATTGTAGTTATTTGTATGCTAAGGAGAATATTGCAAAAGATCCTATAGCACACCATTACTACATGAAGAGATACTACAAGGAAAACCCAGAAAGATATCCTGGTAACCACCATAGTAAAAAGATACCTGCTGTCTGTGGTGTCTATAAAATTGAATGTCTACTAACTGATGATGTTTATATTGGCTGTTCTAAGAACATAAGAGACAGAATGTATAAACATAGAAAGGCATCAGGTAGAGGCAGGCAACAAAACTTATACAAATTAATTAAGGAATATGGATGGGAAGCATTCCAAACTACTATATTAGAGGAATGTGATAGAGAAGTTCTATTTGAAAGGGAAACTTACTACATCAAGGAATTACAACCAAATCTAAATAAAAGTAAGAAAAAATAATGGAACTAAAGATAACAAATGATTGGAATGAATGGAAAAAAGATAATCCACAAGATCCAGCTGATGATAAAACAAACCCTAAAAACCAAGGTAGTAAATCTCACTTTGTAGATAGAGGTTATCCTTATCCTAAACAACAGTTAGAGATATTAGTACTATTATTCTACTATGATAGACCTGAGATGGTTAAGAATGCACTTGATAGTTTAAATAAGCAAACTTATAAAAACTTTAAAGTGTGTGTTATTGATGATGGTAGTGAGAATTGCTTTGCAGATGTATTCCCAACAATGGTTGGGACAAGTGATATACACAGATATACTATTGTAAACACACATGATTCACCTGAAGATAAACAAGCACAAGGTGGTTCAATGATGGGTAAAGCAGCAAACCAAGCAATGGAGATGATGGGAAGTGATATTGTGGTTATGTTGTGTGATGATGATGCAATGATGCCAGAATATCTAGAGAACCTAAACACATTCTTTGTCAATAACCCAGAGGCAAACCATTGTCATAGTAAAGTTAAGTTCTATGATCCAACTAAGGAAAGCTATACTGAGGCTAAACAAACAACAGATTATAGACATGGTGGTAGTACTTATCATTCACTAAATAAAGCAGGTAATGTGGTATGTGAAGGATTTGATGCATCACAAGTGGCTTGGAGAAATAAGTTAAATATAAAGTTCCCTTACCCTCAAACTAGAGCACATGATGCCTATGTATATAAACAATTGAGAAATCATGGTTTGTGTTATTCAACAGGAACATTTGGTCAAGCAAAAGCAGCATTTGCAGACCAATTAGGCAACAGGTATAGAGATGGAAAAGGTGAATATAATGTAAATATTAAATAAAATGGAATACAAAAGAGTAGAACAGCAACCAGCAGTGTATGATGTAAATATCATGGCATGTAAGGATTTAGAGGAATTAAAGAAAATTGTTAGTGTGTTTAAAATCCAGATGACAGAGCAATATGCTAAGGAGGAAGGACTAGAACATCTATTGGTAAAACAACCAGAACAAGTAGAATTAGAATTACCTAAATTAAATTTCCTAGAAGATAATGAATAACATTGATTGTGATTACCTAAGGGACTTTATTGATGACAATACTGACATTGGGTTACTTTATGTTATTAAGCAGGAAAAAGGCACCTGTGATGAGATGCATGAGTTCATAACTGAAATGCATTTAATGCCCAAATTCTTGCTGTATTCCCACATGAGAGACACCCTAGGGGACTAATATATTTATTATGGTAATATTATGGTAAAGACATGTACTAAATGTGGTGTTGAAAAGTCATTTGGAGAGTATTACAAACACCCCAATGGCAAATATGGCTTACAGGCTAGATGTAAATCTTGTAGAAAAAAAACTACTAGAGAGCATGATAAAAATAATCCTGATAAGGTGTATACTAGAAATAAAAATCATCACAATAAATTAGGTAAAGGAGTGTATGGTATATTTTCAGGTGAAACCTGTCTTTATGTAGGTGAAAGTGTTGCTATACAAAGAAGAATAAATCATCATAAGAATAGACTTAGAAGTGATAAATGGAGAAAGAGTAACTTTGAAAAAAAACTCTATGCATGTTTGAATAACCATAATAATATTGAATTTAAAATATTAGAACAAACTGATAATCATAAAGAACAAGAACAAGTTTGGATTGATTATTTAAACCCATTATACAATGCCTGGAACTAAATTATCACAAGCAGAAGTAGATAGTAGAGTACAAACATGCTATGACCTTAGGTTCAATAGTAATGATGGTTTGACTCACAAAAAATGGATAGCATATTGTAAAGAAAATTATGGTGACAAATCAGAAATTCAATACAGTAATTACTATGCTAAGGCAAGTGAACTATATAAAGATAGTTGGAGAGAAAAATTATCTAAACAATTGGATCCAGCTGTAAATACACTTATTGAACTATTGGCTTCTGAGGATGAAAAAATAAGGCAAAGGGCTGTTGATCAAGTTATGAAATATACTGGTCATGACATACAACAGATTGAAGCAAAAGTAGAAGGTGAAATCACATTAAGCTGGGGAGATGATCAAAACAGAGCAGTTAGAGGACAATCATCTCTTTGATTACATAGTTAGTTTT